CAGAGACCCCTGAGACCCCTCCGGCAACACCCGAGCCGGAAGACAAGGCCCAGGCACAGGCACAGACCGAGGCCCCTGCGCAGGAGAAAACCCCCGCGCCCCAGGACAAGCCCATAGACTACGCCGCGGAACTGGAGAAACTCAAAAAGAACTACGACCATGTGAGGTCGTACGCAGACCGCGCCTCGGGCGAAAAGGCCGAGCTCCAGCGCAAGGTCGACGACCTCACGCGTAAACTTAACATCCTGCTCTCAGCGACACCCCAGGCCCAGGAGCCCACGAGGCCCCCCGAGCCCGGCGGCGAACCAACCGGAGACACACCGGTCCAAGGCCAGCCAACACCACAGGCACAGAAACGCATGGAAATGCGCAAGGAGCTTGAAGAACTGGCCGAGAACTTCCCGGACGTCATGGCCCCCCTCCTGAGATACCTCGACGTGATGGAAGAGTCCGTCAAGGACGAACTCGGCAGGGTCAAACCTGTCGTGGACAGCATCGTCCAGGACACGAGGACAAGGGCCGAACGAGAATTCGAGGAAGCACGCAACAAGGCCCATAGCGACATCGAGAAGGGCCTTCCGGGCTGGAAAAACCTCGTCTTCGCCAACCCCGCCAACATCGAAGAAGAGCCCCAGGTCAACCCCGCTCTCATAAACTGGCTCATGAGCCACGAGAACGGCGACCTCTACCGGGTCATGCTCTTCCCGGACCCCGAGAAAGGGGAACGCGGCGGATCTCCGGCATCCGTGGTCAAGATACTCAACGAGTTCAAGGCCACGCTGGACGCGCCGTCACAGTCGCGGATCGATGCGGCATCGCAAGATGCCCAGACCATCGTTCAGCCCAAGGGGTTCTCGCCCCAACAGGCCGGAGGGACAGCCCTCGAACGGCTCAAGGCGAACGGTTACGTCACCTACGAGGAGATCCAGCAGATCAAGTCCACCTACGGCGGCAACCCGCAACTCTACAGCGAGATTTGGCCGCTCGCCCAAAAGGCGTTCGCAGAAAGCAGGGTGATCTATCCAGGCGTTTCACCAGGACACCCCTACTAGCGTGGGGATCACCAAACGGAGGAAAAGAACATGGGCAAACAGTTTCCCGCAGTAAGCGGATATAACCAGATCCCCAACGGGTATTTCGTACCCGAGATCTGGTCAGGCAACATGCTCAAGAACTTCTACGAGCAGGCAATCGCCTCGGAGATCTGCAACCACGATTACGAAGGCGAGATCAAGGACAAGGGCGACAAGGTCATCATCAGGAGAGACCCCGAGGTCGAGATCCGCGCATACCAGAAGGGCAAGAGACTCGAGATGCAGAACGTCTCCGACGACGCGATCGAGTTTCCCATCCAGAGGGGCGTGTACTTCAACTTCCCGGTCGACGATGTTGACCGCCGGCAGAGCGACGTTCCGTGGATCCAGAAGGTCACGAACAACGCATCCATCAAGATCAAGAACTACATCGATGCGACCCTCTTCGCGGACGTCTACGGCCATGTGGCAACAGGCAACCAGTTCAAGAACAACGTGACACTCTCTGCCTCTGCAACCGACTCCAATGGCATCCCGTCGTTCCTCACGAGCGTCATGGTCATGCTCGACGAGAACCACTGCCCGAACGATGGCGGACGGTTCCTCATCGTCACACCGGCCATCAAGGGCCTGATCATGCAGAACTCGGTCGTCAACAACGCAATGCACATGGGCGACAAACAGAGCATGCTCCGTACCGGATATCTCGGCACGTTCGACGGGCTGAAGATCTACGTCACCACCAATCTGTACGCGGCAAGCACATACACCTACGTCCTTGCCGGTCACACCGCGGCCATCACGTTCGCGACGCAGATCACGAAGACTGAGAAGCTCCGCAATCCCAACACCTTCGGCGACATCATCAGGGGGCTCCAGGTGTTCGATTGGAAGGTCGTTCAGCCGACTCTGCTCTGCTACGGCACCGTCAAGACGTCATAAGGAGGTAACCTACAAATGGCAGAACACGATCTGAGAATCGGTAACACCGCATCCTATGGCCCCCCGGCGCAGACCCTTGACCGGGTCTATTACCTGGAGAACACGATCGACTTCAGCGTGAATAAGATGGCCGCGGCCGACACCGCGATCATCTTCAATCTCCCGGCGTACCACTGCGTACTTCACGCGATGTGCCAGCTTACCACCTCAGAGGGCACAACGGCGACTATCGAGATCGGTACACCTGGAGACCCGGACGGCATCATCAATGAGGTCAACCTCATGACGGTCGGGATCACCTCTTCGGCTCACCATGCTGACGAGGACGTGATCGGCGCAGTTTCGTCTACCGCTACGACGATCATCATCGATCCGGGTCACGCGCTCTGCACCGGCGCTATCAAGGTCGGCGTACTCATCGCGGACATGACGCCGCTCAGCACGAAGCTGGCGTAACTCCACGGGGGAAAGGCACGTTCACTTATTAACCTGACGGGGCTCCTCGACGGGGCCCCGTCTCCAAGAAAGGACAGACTGATGAAAAATATAGCCTCAATCAATATCGATACCCTTCGCGCCAAGAGCATCGCGGAACTCAACGAGCTCGGCAGGGAATTCTTCGGTATTGAGCTCAAGGGGAACAAGGTCGAGCGGATCAGGACCCTGGAGGAGCTCGTCAGGAAGGCCAAGAACGAACAGGCGGCCATGGAGATCGCAAGCGAGGACGTCACCCTCGAGACTCTCAGAGACGAGCTCGTGGGGAATACCATGCCCGTGTCGCGCCTCATCATCAATACCGATACCGGCATGGTCTACTTCAACACGCCGTCCCTCGCGGCCAAACCGGAGATGAAGCCCTACTACAAGGTCCCTGTTTGCGTGAACGGGCAGTCCATCATGGACCCCGACTACGCGCGCGCCCTCATTCCAGACTGTGTCCTGACGCATGCGCCAAGGGAATACAAGGACGCGGTGCCCAAGGACATCCCAGAGGCCATAGTCGATGGTCCCTCTGCCGACTGACATCATCAATCGGGCGCAGTGGATACTCAACGACGATACTGGAGAGCACTTCGATAGCGCACAACTCTGGGAGTTCTTCAACGACGCGCAGAGGGAAATAGCTCTCCAGGTCCCTGAGGCTTCCGCTGTCAAGAGCACGCTGACGACCACGGGAGAATCACCGGGCCTGGTCACCGGCGTCGAGCAGGACATACCAAGCACGAGCCACTTCCTCATCGACGTCCCGTGCAACACTGCCGGCGGAGTCATAGAGCGCGTCGAGCGGACCTGGCTCGACAAGCACCTCCCCGGTTGGCGGACTGTTACCGGGTCCACGACGATCAGGAGTTACTGCTACAACCCGAAAGAAGGGCGCAGGAGGTTCCAGGTCTTTCCCGCCGTGGCATCCGGCGCATCCATAGAGTGCATCACGTCGGCCATGCCCGAGGACTCGAGCTTCGAGGACAACATCTTCCACGTCGACGTGGTCTACGCGAACGTCTCCATGGACTACGTCCTCTTCAGGGCACTGAACCGCCTCGTGGGAAACCCGACCTTCATGTCGCGGGCCCAGGGGCACCTGCAGTCGTTCTTCATCGGGTGCGGCAAGTCGGCGCAATCGCCTCTTCTGCTCGAAAACCCTGAGTTGAACCTCAAGGAGGGATGATGGATGGCAACTTTCTCTGACTTCTACGACCTCATCGCGAAGGACGTTCCCGACTGCCCTGGGTTCATCATGGACATCGAGATCATGCACGCCACGAGGGTTTTCTGCAGCGACACCTGGATCTGGCAGGATCCCCATGACAGCGAGCTCGAGCTCACCATCGACGTCGACGGCGAGTACGTGGCCTACGACATAACCGTGGATGAGGGCCGTGAGCTCATAGCGGTCGCCGATGTAAAGGTCAACGACGTGACGACACTGGTGCCCGGGCACGATTACCAGGTCGACATCGGCGACGACAAGATCATCTTCGCGGTCGCGCCGGCGGCCGATGACACCGTTCTCGTCAAGCGGGTCTACAAGCCGGCCAAAGACCAGGAGACGATCCCGGACATCCTCTACGCCCGTCATGCCGAGGCTATCGCCAAGCTCGCCGTCCACTTCATCAAGGCATACACCAAGAAACCCTGGAGCGATCCCGGGGGATCAGCGTTCGCATACCGCGAGTACCGCAACCTCGCCAACATCGACCTGAGCCTGGCGTTGCGAGGGAGGACCCCCTCAGACATGACCGTGTTCCCGAGAGAGTTCGGGTTCGTTTGAGGAGGAGACATGGAACAGGACATCCAGGTCGAGCCCATACGCAGACAGATCGTCATAGCAGACGAGGCAAGGGGTGATGATGGCGAAAAGGAAAAATCCCGAGCACGCCGAGCAGGTCGCCCTCTTCGAGTGGCAGGAGAGGATGCTCACCAGGGTTCCCGAGATCATGAACCTCTTTGCCGTGCCGAATGGAGCGAAACTCCCGTTCTTCAAGGACAGCAACGGCAAGAGGGTCTGTGTCCAGGCACAGTTCCTCAAGGCAGAGGGCCTCAAACCGGGCGTCCCGGACCTCTTTCTCGCGTACCCCAACGACCGGTTCCACGGGTTCTTCATGGAGATGAAGGCCGGAACGAACAAGCTCACCATCGAGCAGATCGACTGGATCGAGCGGCTCTCCACGGCAGGGTATTTCTGCGGCGTCTACTGGTCATGGGTCGATGCGGCGAACGCAATCCTGGAATACCTGGGCAAGAAGATGAGGGTCGCAGGATGAGAGCGGAACGCGCAGTCACCATCCCCGAAGCGATCAAGCTCGTTGGTCTCGAGGGTCCATCCGAGATCTACGACGCCATCAGAAAGGGCAAGATCATGGTGGCGCGGGGCAGGGTAAACAGGTCGACCACGAAGCTCGACCCGCGGTCATTCAGGCTGTTCTGCGTGGACGCCTTCGGGGTTGGTGGCGTCGACCGCCCGACGAGTGGAGGCACGCCGTCTAGGAGGAAAAGGAGGAAAGTTCATGGGAAATGGAGATGACGACGTGACCGGGCGCCTATTCCTGCAACCCGGGGATATCTTCTGCTCGAAGAGCTCCTCTCTCCTCGGGAAGCTGATCAGGTTCGGCACGAAGAACCGGGGCGAAGAACGGACCAAGGTAAACCACGTCGGGAACATCGTGTCGCCCGGCTCGATCCTGAAGGCGGAAGTCGTCGAGGCCCTCACCACGGTCGTCAGGCACAACCTCTATGACGCGTACGGCCCGCCGTGCAAGGAAAAGGTCATCATCTTCCGCCACAGGACGACAACGCTCATCGAGAACGAGCTCATCGCGCGGAAGGCCATGAGTTACGTCGGCAAGAAATACGGGTGGTTCAAGCTCGTCACGCACGCGGGAGACTGTCTCCTGGGCAAGATCACCGGCAAGGACCTGTTCTTTTTCCGCAGGATCACACACTCCGACCGGTACCCGATCTGCTCGTGGGTGACCGAGCACGCGGAGCACGAGGTCGGCAGGTCCTTCGGCAAGCCCCTCGGGAGCACCACGCCCGACGATATCCACGACTACTGCATGGGGCACCCGGACGAGTTCGAGGTCATCTACCCCCTGGCGAGGCTCAGGTACGGAGGCGAGGCGGACTATGAAGATCGGAAACAACAGGTTGAGGATGACTGACGGTGAGATTCGCAAGTTCAAATCGAAGAAAAAAAGAGACAACTTCGAGCGATTCGCCCAGGCCCTCAAGCACGGATGGAAACCATCAAGGCAAACAAAGGGTTGACGTAAACGAAACCTATGGTGTAGTTAAGACAATGTCTACAGTCCACCGAAAAATCGAAACCAGCCTGTACGAGGTTGCCACGCGGTTCCTCGGGATGAAGGAAACCAAGGGGTCAAAGCACGACCCGTACATCATCTGGTGCTTTTCCCTGACAACCTATCCTGAGCCTCATGCCGACGAGGTCTCCTGGTGCAGTGCGATCATGAACGGATGGTGCAAGCACCTCGGTCTGCCAATGACGTGTTCTGCGGCCGCCAGGTCGTGGCTCGCCGTTGGGACCCCCATCAATATCGAAGAGGCGCGCATCGGCAACGATATCGTGATCCTCAGGCGCGGGCCCTCGCCTCAACCGGGCCCGAGCGTCATCAACGCCCCTGGTCATGTGACGGTATTCGGCGGCCTCGCAGGTCTCAAGTTCAAAGGAGTTGGAGGCAACCAGAGCGACATGGTCCGCGAGGACCTGTATCCAATCGAAGACATACTCGGAGTAAGGAGGCTTGCGTGAGATGGCAATAGACCCCGAAATAATCGCGGCAGGAAGCGCAATCGCGGGAGGAGGACTCGTTCTGGCAGGGAAGTACGTCTATACGAAGATACTCTTCGCGGAAACAGGAGCACACAAGGCGAAAGGAAACGGCAACGGAAACGGCAACGGTCGACTACAGATGCTCCAGAAACAATGTCCCGAACACCCCCAGGTGGTGCAGTCCATAAAAGACCTTTCGACAAAATTCGACCAGAACAACACCGAGATTCAACGGAAGCTCAACAAGACAGCCAACGACGTCGCCTGGATCCGCGGGTACCTGGACAAGGAGGAAAAATCCAATGATTAGCGGAACGCGCAAAATACTCTTCAGTATAGCACTGATCCTGATACTGCTTGCCGGGTCAGCCTGGGCGGGTCAGGTGCTCCCGGCCCTTGGCGGTACCACCGGCGGAGGCACAGGGGCCCTGGACGCGATTTACGCGGGCGGCGATGCACCGAAGTATTCAGCCCTTGCTACGGGCGATATCTGTATCGTTTCCGACCCGGACGCCCGCCTGACCTCTTTCTATATGTTCTACATCGACGATTATGCTCAGTCCGAGAGTGCGCCGTTCGTGATCCTGCCTGACGAGCAGTCTCCAGGTGTAGCCTATTCCGGCAACGGTGCATGGCTCATGATGAGCTTAAGTGCTGGACTCATAGTGAGCGGCGGCCTTGCCTCCCTTGCCCCTGGCGAGGACACCGCTGGCGAGCTCTTCTTATATGAAGCAGACGGCACCGACACCTTTACCCTGTCTGCTCCTGCCGATATTACCACGTCCTATACCTGGACATTACCCGGAACTGCTGCTGGTGGTGCAAACTACCTTATCAACGTGGATGCAGATGGAACGATGGGATACACTGACCCTGCAACCCTCGGCGGCGGTGGAGGCGGTACGCTCACCACGCTTGAGGAAGCAGACTCCGGTGTGGGCGATGCCGATATTGTAACCATCGACTTCGGGGCAGGGTTCGACCTCACGGAAGACCCCAACACGGAAATCAATGTAGCCCTCGACCTCACCGAGTACAGCGGTGCAGCCATAGGTTCAACCTCTGGCGAGATAACGAACATCTACATGGGCGATGCGGCGGTGATCTACATGGGCGCAGATCAGGATGTTTCCCTTACCCATGTGGCAGACACGGGTATTACCCTAAACGCTGCCATGCAGTTCCAGTTCAGGGATTCGGCCATTTACATTGCGTCCCTGAACGATGGGTACTTAGACATTGAAGCCGACACCGCAATCCGTATGCTCGGCCCGGTCGATATGGGAGTAAATGCACTGGACTGCGATTCCAACACGGTTACGTTGTCAACGGTATCAGGTGCCATAGACGCTGGCGGGGCCACATCTCTTGAGATACCGAACAGCGATGACCCTGACGTTGATGCCGCTGGTGAAATCTCATGGGATACCGATGGATGGATGCGGGCCTATGACGGTTCGGCACAGGTTGCCATTGCCCGTAAACTTGAGGAAATCCATGTCACGGTCGTAGCACCGAACGACCTTGATGATGCTGTCCGTGACAAGTTCGTAGTTTGGTCGAACGAATCAGGCATGAGCTTCATCGTGACCGGATGGAAGGCGTGGAGTGGAACCGATAATACGGAGTTGAACATCGAGGAGTACGATGCTGACGGCCAGAACAATGCGACCGTGGACGCCGTGAACATCCAGACCGACGGAACCGGAATCTATACCGCATCGGATACTTCGATAACCGGTGCGACCATTGAGAACGGGCACCTGATAGCTCTGGACTTCGATGACACCGACACGCCGACCTATGTAAAAATCACCATCTATGGCTACTATAATGCTGATGTGAACTGAGGTGAACCCATGAAGCGAATCCTCATACTGACAATCCTGCTCATGTCCTCGCTGGCATGGGCAGGGAGTACGACGGTGGTGGTGGGGCAGGGGGGCGGGGCATCTTGCGAAACCGCCTTGTGGGATAACGGAACCGGAGCAGATCATGCTGACGTAGATATTAATGATCAAAAAGAAACAGTATATGTTGGTCAGATTATACAAGATTCAACGACCAGAGATATTTGCAAAGTGTCTATTTGGGTCACAAAGAAGGCCGGAACCATCACATCATATAATTATCAGGCTGGATTTGTTGCAGCATCATCGAGCTATGACTTTACCCCCGGCAGCATAACCTTTGCCGA